TCGTGGTCGCAACAACTGGTTTAGTCAATTTTGGAATCGTGGTTTTGACTCGAATTTTCCGGAATGGGTATCGCTTCAAGCGGATTATTCGGAGAATGTTCGCATGAGTGAGTCCGATGTGGCTGAAGCACGCAAGTCAATGTCTCGTGCAGAATTTGAACAAGAGTACCTTGCTTCATTCACGGTGTTTGAGGGTCAAATTTATTCGCTAGCCGAAACCGACATATGCGAACCGCCACCTGAGCTGCGTGGCGAAGCCATTGCAGGCTGTGACCCTGGCTACCGCGACCCCACTGCGTTCGTGGTTATTATCTATGACCAGGTTGAAGACTTGTTTTGGATTGTAGACGAGTACCTTGCAAACGAAGCCACTACCGCTCAACACGCAACTGCGTTCCTAGAGCTGTGCACGAAGTGGGGCGTAGAAACAATCTTTATTGATAGTGCGGCTGCACAGTTTGCGTCAGACCTTGCGTATCTATACGATCTTGCCAGCACCAAAGCCAAAAAGGATGTGCTACCCGGTATTGCGTACGTACAAACACTAATTGCACAAGGTCGACTAAAAGTAGCACCTCACTGCACACATTCACTGGCTGTGTTTGACCAGTATCGCTGGGACACAAAAGAAGGCTTGCAACGCGAGCGTCCAAAGCATGATGGCTACTCCCACATGGCGGATGCTATTCGTTATGCGTTATACACATATACACTGTAACCTACTTATCCCTGTTTATTCTATTATACCCCATTGTGGCCAAGAAGTCAAGTTAATATGCAAGACCTGCAACAAAAATTCAGGTATTGACTTTTTTGTGCTAACAGGGTATAATAACAGGAATCATAAGAGGTCTAACTAAAAAATGGCCAAAAACACAAATAAACGTATTCCTGTAAAGTGGGTTCGCGACCGAGCGAAAGCAGCATACGATAAAAAGTCTGAGTGTTACATTTGTGACACCACAAAAGACTTGGAACTACACCACTTACATTCAATTACAATACTCTTGGAAATGTGGGCTGACAGAAAAGGTTACGATATTTCAACGGACGAAGGCATTTTAGCTGTTCGTGATGAATTTATTGAAGAGCACAAAATTGAGTTATATGAAAAGGTTTACACCCTATGTAATCCCCATCACGTAGCCCTACATTCCGTATACGGAAAAGCTCCTGCAGTTGGTTCAGAACCTAAACAGCAACGTTGGATTGAATTACAGCGTGAAAAACACGTTTCCGGTGAAAAATCTGTAGATACTTCTAAACACATCTCACCCTTTGCAAGATTTATATAGGGCATAAGATGAACGTATTTACAAAAAGTGCAAATTGGTTCCGCGAAAAGCTGAATCCAGCACAAACCAGAATTGCAGAGGCCGAAGGTACTCAGATAGGCACAGACTCAAAACTTGCCTACACAAAAGCCTTTAAAAAATTAGAGTCAGTTAACCGACCAGTTAACTTACTAACTAGTGCATGTACTTCACTAGACTATGACATTAAAGATAAGGTACATGATGGAGTTGTAGTTGGTATTCGTCAAAAGACGTTGAATACACTACTTAACTTCAGACCTAATCCATACCAAAGTGCACAAGATTTCCGCACTGCGCTATTCACAGACTTTATCCTAGAAGGTAACGCGTTTGTGCATTTTGATGGTACTTTTATGTACCACTTACCAGCAGCTAGCGTAGAGATCATAACTGACAGCAAAACATTTATTCGTGGCTTCCGTTATAACGGTGCTGTAGATTTTACTGAGTCAGAAGTGTTTTATTTCCGTGACTTAAGCAGCGATAGTATTTATCGTGGAGCTAGTCGCCTAGAACCAGCCGAGCGTAGTATTAATATCTTGTACTCTATGCAGCAGTTTCAGGAAAGCTTCTTTGATAACGGAGCTATATTCGGATTAGTACTTACTACCGATAACACCTTATCACAAGTTGCAAAAGACAAAACAATTAACTACTGGTTGCAGAAGTATAATACTAAGCTAGGTGCTAAACGTCCGGTTATCTTGGACAGTGGGCTAAAGCCACACGCGCTAGCGCAAACAAATTTCAAAGACATGGATTTTGATGTTTCTATTAAAACTCATGGCGAAAAGATAATGCAAGCTGTTGGTGTTCCACCAATTCTCTTGCAAGGCGGTAATAATGCAAATATTGCGCCTAACTTAAGACTATTCTATTTAGAAACAGTACTACCTATTAATCGTAAGTTTATTAGTGCTGTTGAGCGTTACTTTGGCTATGACGTAGAAGCTATTACTAGCTCCGTTAGCGCCTTACAGCCTGAATTAAAAGATATTGCTGCGTACCACAGTACGTTAGTAAATGCTGGTATTATTAGTCCAAACGAAGCTCGTGTAGAGTTGCGTTACGAAAAGATTACTGGCAACGATGATTTACGAATTCCTGCAAATATTGCAGGTTCAGCCGCAAATCCTAGTACAGGGGGAAGACCCGCCTCCGCTAAGGAATAACACAAAGGGGTAATATGGTAGATAAAAATAAAGTGCTGTTTTTAAACAGTTCTTTTACTAAGAGTGAGCCTCTACCAACTGCTGACGGAAAGATTGACAGCGTAACCATCGAAGGTTATGCTTCCACTAATGACGTCGATAGACACGGTGATATTGTTCCTGCCGGCGTGTGGGAAAAAGGTATTGAGAATTACTTGAAAAATCCAGTAATTCTTGCTTACCACAATCATAGTGAACCTGTTGGAAGAATGACAGACCACAGAGTTGATGAGAAGGGACTGTTTGTAAAAGCAAGAATTTCTGCAGCGGCTGAGGATGTTTTTAATCTTGTAAAAGACGGCGTGCTAACCGCCTTTAGCATTGGTTTTCGTATCGTTGATGCGGAATATAATTCAGCCTTAGAGCTGTTTGTTGTAAAAGAACTGGAACTACACGAAATCTCAGTAGTGTCTGTACCAGCTAATCAAAATACACTATTTAGTCTTTCTAAGGCGTTTGATACGGCCGAAGAATTTAAGAGTTTCAAAATGCAATTTGCTACCCCAAGCGACTCAGCTAATGGGCTAGAAGCCTCCGGCGAAGCAAAGAGCGATATTAAGAAGGAATTGGAAATGACTCCAGAAGAACTACAAAAAATGTTGGCCGCTGCCGCTGAGCAAGCCACCAAGTCTCTATTAGAAGCACAAGAGAAAGCTGCCGCTGAAAAAGCTGCTGCCGAAAAAGCTGCTTCCGAATTAGACGCAAAAGTTAAAGCCGCAGTTGCTGCTACAGTAACTACTGGCGAGAGCGGTGCAGAGAAGCTACTAGCCGAAGTTGAAAAACGTCTAGAAGCCCAAGCTGACGCATCTAAGTCTGCATTAGCAGGTCTAGAAGCTGCTCTAGCAGAAAAATCAAAAGAACTAGAAGCAATTACTAAGTCACGTATGCAATTCACTGATGCTAAAGCAGGTGAAATGTCTTATGCAGACAAAGAAAAGGCTGTTATTCTAGCTAAAATGGCAGGCAAGAGCTTAGAAGGTACTAAGTTCGGTCAGCAAATGGTACAAAAGTACGGTGCTCACGTACCTAGCGCTACATGGGAACTAGAAGTTTCCACAAACATGGAAAACGAAGTACGTCGTCGTTTAGTTGTTGCTCCTAACCTACGTAGCATCACTATGAACACTAACGTTATGACTATTCCTGTAAACCCAGAAGCTGGTGTTGCTACATGGATGGCTAACACAGCCTTCGGTACAACAGCTTCCGCTGGTACCACAGATACACACGCGCTAAAAGAGATCACTCTAAATGCGTATAAAGTTGCTACAAACGAATACGTTGCTTACGAAGAAGAAGAAGACGCTCTATTAGCAATTATGCCTGTTATCCGTGACGCTATGGTTCGCCGTGTTGCTCGCGCTGTTGACCGTGCTATGCTACGTGGTGCTGGTTCCGGTAGTGATCCAGTTAAAGGTCTAGCAACTTACGACGCAGTAAGCGCTGTTACTCTAGATATCTCTGATGCTGCTAAAATGACAGTTGCAAAACTGCAAGCTATGCGTCGTGACCTAGGTGCTTGGGGTCTAGATCCTTCAGAACTAGTTTACATCGTAAGCACAGAAGGTTACTACGACCTACTAGAAGATACAAACTTCTTGACAGTAGACAAAGTTGGCCAACAAGCTACTCTGTTAACTGGTCAAATCGGTGCAGTTGGTAACACTCCAGTTATCGTAAGTGCTGAATTCGCAGACAAAGCAGCTGACGCTGTTGGCGCTATTGTGTTTGCCCCAGGTAACTTCTTGGTTGGTAACCAGCGTGGTCTACGTGTTGATACACAAGACTTGGTTGAGACTCAACGCCGTGTAATGGTAGCTAGCCTACGTACCGGTATGACTCAAGTTACAACTAACTTAGGTGCTGCAGTTTCAGCCCTACGTTACGTAGCTTAATAAAACCTTAATATTGACAGGGCTTTAGGGCCCTGTCTTTTAATATGCCTTAGTTATAGGGCATATTAAAAGACAGACAGGAGATATAATGGCTAATCTTATAACAAAAGCGCAATATAAAGCACATGCCGGAATATCCAGTACATCGCAAGATGCTGAAATAGATTCACTTATTACAAAAGTATCCGCATTTGTAAAAACATATTGCAGACGAACTTTTATTGACTACTACGGCGACGCTAAAACAGAGACATTTAATGGTGGAACTAATACACTATACTTAAAAGAGTCTCCAATAATTACTGTACTATCGGTTGACTACAGTAGCGACTACGGTCAGAACTATGTAATGCTTACTGACTACGTAGACTTTACGCCTGATTACATTAATGACGCGATTATTAGCTTAAAGCCAACTGGATTTCCTTACGCAATTAATGGTTACAGAGTTACCTATACAGCAGGATATGACTCAGTACCAGCTGACGTAGCACTAGCTACGATAGATTTAATATCATACTATATGCAGAACAATACTGCAATTCATAGTACTAAAACTCCCGGTTCACACAATACTGAAATAGAGTTTATTAGTAGTGCTAAGCTACCTGGACATATTCGCAGAATATTAGACCTATACGTTTTAGATTACGCATAATGGCTTTTTATTCACCAACGTGGGTACGTAGACTAGTAAAAGAAGACCACAACAATATTCAAAAGTATTTACTAGACAGTAACTCCAATAGTTTTCGTAGTTATATCGACGCAAACACACCTTTTGTATTATGGTTAGAAATAGGTTTAATACGTGAACGAATATTAACAAAACCAGAAACATTAGCTTTCGTACAAGAATTAGCAGAAGCAGTAAGTACGGAACGGGACGTTAGTGATATAGTATTAGAGTTACTAGATAAAGCATATGTAGAAACAATTAATGCATATGGTAATAATCCAGCGTACAAAAAGATTACAGATACACAGTTAGAAGAATACTTAAATGCACTAACCATTTCACCGGTAGGTGGAGTTAAAACGGCTATTCAATCGCTGTTTAAACGAACAATGGTTATTACTAATGTTACAAAGAAAAATAAGTCTGTGATGCTTATTCTTCCTAAGTTTACTACACTAGAATTTGGTAAAGTATTCAAGGCTAGTTTAGAGAAAGTAATTAACTCATCTAAAAAGCTACAATCAGCTAAACCAAGTGCAGCTATTGGTGGCATGTTTGGTCAGTTAGGTGGTG